ATAAGAAAATAGAGGTGGAACACCTCAATAAACTCACGCTGCCGACCCAGCTTGATGATCTGCTTCTCATCAGGCAGACCCTCCCAAGTGTCGATGTGTAGGCACTCAACGCGCAGGTACTCGTCTGGCGCTGGGTACATAACTGTGCGCGACCATGTACCGTCATAGTATCCAGGTGATGTGGACTCAAGCGTAGAGTCTGATACGGTGAGCGACACGGAGCCGGTGGCTAAGGGTGTCTGCTCAGCGTGCATAAACGCCGGGTTCCTGGTGTACTTATCCACAACCTTAGTGATGTACAGTCGTCGGACATACGTTGTCTCAGTGGAGTGGTGCAGCGTAGGGCTGCTATACGATATGTTAGCTCGCGGTAGCGCCGTCGTAGGGGCGAACTCCACCGATGGGCCTGGGGCACTCTCCTGACCCGTCTCCGTATCATAGAATGTGTAAAACGCCCGGTGAGTACCAGCCGTCGCCACAGCGGTTGAGTCAGCAACAAGGGAAACAGATGGAGCGTATAGGGGTGCGATTACATCAAAGTCATCCACATGGTACGCGAGCGGCCTGCCTGAATCACCGTAGTACCAGCGGGGGTCAAGGCCACGCTTAAACCGGTAGATTTGCTCATCGGTTAGGTGCTCGATCTTAACGTCGTCAACACGTATTGACTTGATGCCGTTCGTCTTGTACGCCAAATCCCTACGGTAGAAGGTGATGGTGTTGCCAGCCGAGCTTGTGGTGACGATCTTCTTATCCAAGTACACCCGATTGGTATTACCCAGTGGGGCTATGCGTGTACACCGGTACCACTCATCCGATATGTAGACGTACCTGCCAGTGTGCTGGTATGTAACGGCTGCAACGTTGACTGCTGTGGACTCAATGTAGTCAGTGCCCTGCACCCAGCTAAACGTCTCTGTGGCCGCAACAGAGATTATCTGTGGGGTGGCTACAAAGTCTCCACCCGTTTGTGTTTCAGTGACACGGAAGTTCCAAGACCAGGGCAATCGCCTGACCTTGGAGTACACGTCCTCCAACCAAAGCATGACCCTGTCCTTACCGGACGACTGCCCATGGTCCTCCATGAACTGATTGATGAGGTCAATAACCTTGTGTTGGGCCATCTTTAGCTCGCGGTTTCAGAGAATACAAACTTGACCGGAGGTGGTGTTCCTGGTGCTGTAGTGCCAGCCTGACCCAAGGTGGTCGTGCAGACGGCAGTAACGCCATTTGCGAACAGCACTCCAGGGAAGAAGTTGTACACTCTGTTTACGTTCGCCTTACAGAGCAAGATAATGTCAGCGTCATCTGTTCCCGCTACTGCGGAGGCTGCGTTGTACAGCTTGATGTAAACGTCCGTACCGAATGGGGCGTTGGTAACCTCCACGGAATGAATGTAAGCAGAGCCACCAGTGATGTTGTTGATGCCAACACCAGCAGCACTCGTAAGTCCAGACTCGGACGCGATAATCGTCTTTACTGGGTTCGTTGAGAATGTAGTTTCAAGTGCCATTATTCTGCCATCACCCTAATGATTACATTGTTGACTGGATTAACGGCGCTTGAGGTTGCCTTACCAGCAACACAAGCAAGGCTAAGGCCAGTGGAGAACGCCACCCCAGAAGACACGGTCAAAACCTGCCGAACATTACCCCCGACAAGCATCAAGATGGATGGCTCATCGGTTCCGACTGTAACATTCGTGCTATTGAAAAACTTAGCGTACACAGGCGCGTTGTTGTTGCTGTTGTCTACGTCAAATATGTAGCTTGCAGCAGCACCGCCCAGGACGTGATTCTCAGGCGTAGCGTTGGCCTGCGTATCGACAACTAACTTGTCAACGTATGGATCGCTCTGAGAGGTAACTGAAGTGGCCATAATAAAATCCTATGAAAGTCAGGAGGCCATGACTGACCCCCTGACTATGTAACTTAGCTGATTGGCGGAAGCCGCTCAGGCAAACGAAGGTCGAGAAGACCTACTGTAGTCGGTGCAGCAGCATTGGGGTCAACCCGAACAACACCGAACAGTGAACGTCCGTAGTTGTCTGTCAGCGGGGCTTCACCGGTACCATGAGCAGTATTAGTGAACTCACCATCAGCAGCACAGGTCATAAGGTCACCAGCAGCAGTTACGCCAACATCATCGAAGTCAGCAACTACCGTACCACTGCGGACAAGCCACACACCAGCACCCTCGGGGATGGTGGTTGACACGAACGCATCGGCAGCCAATGACGAAACGCCATATTCGCCAATGGCAGCTTCACCGAAGGAGTCAACCCCAACGAGGAAATACTTGCCAAGCGAAATACCAGCAACAGTGCTGTGCGTATCCGCAGCACCAGCCAGTGCGCCGTCCTCACCAATCATTCTACCAACGGTAGCTGTAACGGTGAGAGCGCCTGCACCAGCGGGCTGGGTGTAGAACACAAGGTTTAGAAGGTACTTGTAAGTAACGTTAAGCACGGTTTCAGTGTAGATGACCTTGCGCTCACGGAGGTACAAGTCCTGACGATCTTGGTCTTCACTGTAGAGGGTAACCTCGGCAGCGGGGATCAAGATGTTCGGATCCTTGAACATCGAGTGAGGGCTTAGGTCGGTCCACGCCTGGGGACCGTGCCCATCGTATGTGCCGACAAGCGTAGCAGCGTCTGAACGAACTGGCATTATACCACCTCAATATAGTTGATTGCGATTTTGCAGGTATCAGCACCACCTGTGACGGACGCGACTCTTGCAGTGAGTCGTGCGCCAGAGGCGATGACGGGAATGGAGATAGGGAGCGTCGAGGAGGCAGCTACAGCACCACCGACCGAGATTGACGAAATGACAACCTCGGCAGCAGCAGCGCCAGTTGCGAAGTCAACAGTGTACCTGTCAGCAGCACTAAGGGCGTAAACACAGAGGCTTTCGATCTTAGTTTTTGCTGTCAGGGCTGCCGCGATCACAACATAGGCACCAGCTACATTTGCTCCCGCACCACCCGTTAGTGTTATCTCGCCAGTGGCGGGAACCGCCTTAGAGGACTGATGAGTATACTCAACAGTATCCTTTATTCGTCGTGCGATCATCATGCTTGACATGTTAGCTCCAAGTGCTCCAGCGAGAGTCGTTGTCGGAACCAGCAATACCCTGGTCTGACATCCGGCCTACACCGATGTTGAAGGAGTTAACGAGCCATGAAGTCTGGTTAAGCTCGCGGTACGGAGTCCGTGCCTCAAGCGTGCGCATCTTCACGTTCGGGTTGTAGGTGAGGAAAATCCCACCGTCCAGCTCAAGAACATTCTTGACCGTCGCGTCCTCAAGATCACCGTCAAACTTGGCGGTGTTCTCACCCATACGGCGAGAATCCATCTTGGTTGCACCCATGTGGATACAAATAACGGTGTCGGCAGGCATCTGCGGATCCCAAGCCAGTTTCACACCATCAAAGGTGAGGCTCTTGAACCCGTAGTTGAGATCATCCTCAGACGTAGCCATGTGGTACGAAGAAGTCATCTCCATCATGGCCCGGCGGAACATGTGAAAGACCGCCTTGGTGGTAACCAAGTCAGTCGGTACACTTTGCCCAACAGTACACGAGTCAATCAGAGTTTGAGCAGCAAGGATGCCGGCAGGAATGGTCGTGCCAGCAGCAATGTGTCCAAAGTTCTGAGTGAGGTTCACGAACTGGTTGCGGAACCAAGGCTTTGTGTTCTTATCCACGTTACCAACGACTTGAACCTGCGCAGCAGGAGCAGCCTTCTCAAGAATCCGGCCAACCAAGCCGTCAGGCTGGAGTCCACCGGTTCCGTTAAGAACAGCGTTCGACAACATCCGACGCATACCCCAGGCAGCTTTAAGTGCCTCGAAGTCTGCATCTTGAAAGATGGTGCTTGGGTTGTTCTCGTGCTCCCACAGGTCAACCAGATTCAACGTGGTTGGCACAGCGAGGTAGCGGTTGCTAAAAGTGGCCAAAGCGAGTTGGTCACTGGAGCTATCGGGAAGGGTTGAACCTCTCCCAATCCACTTACCAAGCGTAGGTACGGCTGGCATGAGGGGGATCTCAACATTATCGAAGCACTTAACAGCCCGCGCGTTGCGGGTCAGACGGTAATAAAACCAGTTCTGAACAAGCTGTTGAGGAATGATAGCTTTCGCACGATCCTCAATAGCTTGGATAAGTGCCCTTGTTTCGGTGTATTCAGAGCGAGCGCCCATTTTACTTTTCCTTTAAAGGGTTTGTTTATCCATAACGGACATTCCCAGCTTTCATGTTTCCATAAATCTCTGGGAACTTCTGTTTCATTATTTCCTCTACCGTCAAGTTTGAATCCCTCTCGCCGGAGGTCTTCTTGTCGCTGGCTTCGGTCGCGTTCTGATTCTTCGCTTCGACGCGGGAGGATCCCGACGCTTTCCGTAAAGACTCTTCGTGCTGCCTTGCTTTCCACTCGCCAGTGTCAGCAAGTATTCTTTCAAAGTTGTATAACTTGTAGAGATCCATTGGCGTGATCTTGCCGTTCTGTAGAACATCACGCGAATAGTTGACAAACTTCTCAAGCTCGCCCTTGTCGGCAAAAGCAAATGAGTGTCCGTCGCCGACTGAAATCGGCTCCTTAAGCATAGTCTCAAAGTTGTTTCGGAACTTGGACACAGACTCGTTGTTCTGCAACTGAGCAAGTCTGGCCTGCACCTGCTTCTCAACGTCACTGTCAGCCCCGGCTGGGCGCTGGTTGCTGGCCCCCGCCTTCTTATCCGCGCCGTCTATCATGGAACGAAGCTCACGGACGGCATTGAACGCGTCCTGCTTCTTATGCTGATCGTTGATGTGGTCGTAAAACTGACGGAAGTTATCCGGTAGGTCTGACCGGCTTCCGCCAGACTCCTTCCACGAGTCCATACTGAACTCAGGGGTTGCTGCCGGTGCTGCCTCCGTGGTTGCTGGGGCTGCTACTGGGGCTTCTGTAGTTGGTGCTTGCTCAGACACTTTCTTCTCCTAATGGTTTATCTTCCCAAGAGTCAGGTACTCCAATGTACTTGCACTCGGGTTGGTCAAACTTGTCAAAATCCTTGTAGTTGTCAACGTCTGCATCTGATGTATACATTGTCGGCCTATCTGCCTCTGGTGTAACAGCGTCAACTAATCCATGCTCTTTGTAGTATCGTTTTCTTTCGCCTGGGTTTTCAAACACAACCGGAGGTTCGCCGCGTTTGCTAAGAAACGGATTAACCATCGGGTAGTTTTCGTTCTCAGCCTTAAGGCTCCACGCTCTACCCGGTATCGAAAATATCTTACCAGCCTTCTCACCACATTCCTCGCAGTCCGTTGGGATTAGCCTGTTAGCTACCGGGCGAGACTCAACAGTAATGTGCAAACATGAACGGTCGCTGCACTGGTATTCATAGAACATCAACCACTCCTGGCCAGCCCAGATAGGGCGTTATCGGTTGTTGGTGCCTGTACAGATTGAGACTGATCGGTCGGCCCTCTGCCTGGATTCGGATTAGGGTTTACTGATTGTAACCCAGGTTGACCCTGCATAGGTGATATATTCCCCATGTCTGGCATACCCATATCTGGGGTGGGTTGTTTAACTGAGTCGGGTGGCCAGCCGAAGACACGCGCAACCTCTGTGGCCACCTTGTTCCATTCGTAGTTGGCGGCAAGGTCTGGGTTCATCGAAACAGTACGAATAAACTGCATTAACATCATCTTATCTTCGGCCCCTGGGTCTGGACCCATATCCTTAACGTCGATGTTGTAAATCAATGAAGTTGTAAAGTCATGCTGCCCGTGGTCGAACGTTACAACCCTATGCCCGTATTTGTATTGCTGTTTCTTTCCGTGAAAGATACCCAAAATAAACATCAACTTAGTGATTGATTCTTCTGCCGCCTCTGCGACAAGCTCGCGCATCCCGCCAATAATCTGGTCAGTTGCCTCAACCAGAGCAGATGTTTGACGGGCGCTAATCTTCTTAACCGCCTGACCTTTGTCAATCTCTGATGTGGCTGTGCTCTGCTGTGCGATCTCACGCAAGAAGCGCACGTACTGTATTTTGTTCAGGTCGATACCTGGGCCGCGCTCAACCTTGATGCCGTCTACACGGTTGACCTTAATCAAGCCCCTGTATGATGGGTTTAGGAGCTTCTTCGCGTCGTCATCCTTCAGGTTCGCCGTCTGGTCCGCCAGGATCTTCGGATTTAGACTGTCCATCATGTCCTGGTCAATGGACTTCAGGGCGATGCTGTACATGTCCGATATAGGAACAATGTCGTCCACTACTGTGCGCTCTAAAAACTTACCCATCTTGGTCAGCTTGACCGGAGTGTAGGGGGTCATCCCTCCCCACGGGTTCGGCATGTCCCGAATAACCTCGTCCTCATCTCCCAGAACCCAGCACGCAAACCAGTTGTTATACCGAGAGTCGAGACGGTCACGCTTAACCCAGCACTCGACTATTAGTACAATATCTTCCCCAAGGTATTGAAAGTCGAGGCCGGGAAACAAATGCCAATACTGACGAGAGATGCCTGTGACCTTGGGTTCAGAGCCGCCAAGCGTCTTAAGCTCGTCAAGCGTTACGGGGCGAAGTCTCGCAACGTAGTCGGCATCAAGGTAGTTCTCTATGTTGGCGGGGGTGATAATGTGCTTTCCGTTTACGTGGGTAAGATACGGAAAGCCTATCCCGGCATCGTTGAAGACCGGACTCGGCTCCTTGTCTACCCCCGTAAGGAACGAATCAGGCCCAAACTCAAGCGGCGAAAGATTGTCCACCTTCTCTAAGTCAATGCCCTGGGAGGCTACGAGATTCGGATCTACCTCTTCCCACTGAGACTCAAGAGAGGATGGGTCAGTTACGTTACGGTTAATGCCTGCGTACTGATTCGGGTTCATGCCCCACGCCGCATACGGGTGTCCAACTTCAAGCCAACCCATGCTGTACGTTGAGAACATTGTCGCCTGACGTAGCGCGTCCTTCATGCGCACAATGCGGGACATGTCGTTAACTACAATCTCAAGATCATTCGCGCTCTTTGCAAACTGACTATCCGCAGCGCGCACCCGGATGGCCGGGTCTTTGTTTACAACGCGGTGGTAAATCACCTTCTCAAACTCACGTACAAGGTTCCCCTTATACTCGGCTGGGTTCCCTAAGCGGTCCTCAGTCTCGTTGCGGACATACTTCTCGTTACGGGTCCATGTCTTATCTATGGCAGACATTCTCCACTGGAGATCACGACGTACCCGCTGGTCCCACTTTTCAAAATCAAAAGCCATCTACCAGACCTCAATACCGTTGTGGGAAAAAATAGACTCCATTGAATCTGCCGGGGGAAGTGGGGGCTGTGGTTCAGGTATACTCTCAATCATACGCCCCGTCAACCCTACACGGCAGACCTCTGCGTGCCCTCTGGCAAACAAACAATCGTCATGTCTACCAGACGACGGCTCCACCTTTCCGTTCGGTTTTCTAACTAACGACTTCATCTCATCAAACAAATGCTGGGAGCGCACCCGAGTTGGGTCATCTCTGATCGCTGCCCTGTGCATGTTTAAAAATGGGATGCGAGCGCCGGGGCCAATAATAGACCAAGCAAGGTCAGATACACGGCCCCGAGAATCGTCACGGTAAAATACGTTTGGATAGCCTGTGGGTTCAAAAAAAGCCCAAACAGTAGCTCCATCTTTGTTCCTTTCACAGTTCACCCTCGCGTTGTTGTAAAACCTTCCAAGGAGGATGAGGTAATACGCCAACTCTTCCGGCGGTATCCTGTCACGAAACATAGCAACGTCACGACCGTACTCGTCTAAGACCCACAGCACCGAATAGTCTGCCTCTGACTTCGACCCGTTTAGTATGGTCTTACCCTCCGCTACGTCACCACCAATGAAATACCGCTCCCCCTCTTCGGGCATCTGCCACACACGAAGCTGGCCGTACTGCTCAGGGACTATCTTTGGCTCCATCCTCAACGCAGAGGTAAGCTGCAACGTTGTTATCGGCTGCCCAGTGTGCTCTATCCTCCCGATGAAGCAAGGCTCCTGGCACTCGATCCTATTAAGAACACTGTGAGGGTAGTAGCCTATACCTATGCTTGCCCACGCATGGTCCGGGGTGGTTGGGTACTCCTGATCGAATACGACATTATCTCCACCAAACCCAGTAGGGGACGGTGCTTTAATCTTCATCCTGCGCCAGTAAATCTGGGCATACGACAAGTTATACTTGCGAGCAAACCCTTCCTCAGTCAGCGTGATCTCTCCCTCTCCGTCTGTCTCGCATACTTCAAGGTCGTTGTTGAGCCACTTGAACTTTCCTTTGTGGAACGCCCTGGCTGGTGGGACTTTGCTGTACTCCTCGGACACATACCAAGGCAGAAAAATAGGAACAACGCGAACATCGCTAAACTCATCCTGAGACTCGTGAATCCGCACCCAGTCCGATTTGAAGTCATCGTACCCCTCCGCTGTAGACTCATCCACAACCAGCGTGTGACGGGTAACAGGTATCGTTGGCATGATGGATGCCTTCACCTGCTGTGACCGGCCTACAGGCCACTTCGGGCGCTCAGACTGGTGTAGCCCCTGCAACATCTCCGATGTACCAGGGTTAGGACTCTCAGCCGACTCAAGCAATATCCGAGAACCGTTCGTAAGCTCCAGTACCTTTGATGCCCTACGCTTCAGGGTGGGCATACTGGGAAAACGCTCAGCGGCAGTCTCAATCCAACCAATAAGCATCTGCCGCTTCTCTTCCGAGTGCGCCCCCTTATCAATCATAAACATCGTGGTGTAGCCCTCAATCTGGTAGCAGAGCCAGAGGTTGAACACCAAGAACATTGTTGTCACGCCAAGCTGGCGAGACTTTAGAATCTGCAAACGAACAGGTACCTGCTTGTTGAAGAACAAATCAATCGCTATCGAGATTACCTTCTTCTGTGCGCCCGTCAGTATAAACGGGCCGAAGCCGCCATTCTCACAGTGATCTCCCATGCCGGGCCGATACTTGATCCTGATCGCCTCTATGCAAAACAGCTCAAAGTCAGAAAGCAGGTCATCTACAGTTAGCTCTACCGCGCCGCCAGTTGGAGGTACACTAACGCAAACATCGACGCTATCAGCACCAACCACACCAACGCCTGGTCCTCTTCCTTCATCCCTGACCTCCGGTACAACGAAGCAATCATCGCGGCCCATCAATGAAATCTCAAGTGGCGATGCGCCTACGGTTTGAACATACAACTCAAGTGCCCGCTGGTCAAGTTTGCGGAAACTTATGTCCTGTTCTGACATCTCAGCAAGTTCAACAAATGTGTCAATCCACGCAGATAACTCTTCGTCGTGCGGGTACCCCAGGTACTTGGCCTTCTTCTTGACGTATGCCTCTACGTCTAAACACAGGTTTGGTTTACTATTCTTCATTGGTTGGTAGTGGTTTACTGTCTGAAATAATACGTGTGTCAATGATTGTTGGCAATCTACGAGGCTTTCTTAGTAACTCGTTCGGGTCGCGAGACTTGCGTGGAAGCAACTGCTCCCCAGCGAGGCCAAGCTCACCACCGCTCAAAATGTCAAACGCGATCAAGCCGCGCATTAGATCCTCGGGCTTCCGTACCCGCTCTATCTTGGAGACATGGAGGTCGCCCCCCTTGTCCCTTGTCTCAACTATCCTTACCGTCTCCCCTCGAATAACATCTGCGATGCTTGACGTTATCATCTCGTCGTCTACGCCTATGTCGCGCAAACGCTCAAGGAGTTTCGTGGAACTTATCAAGTTTGCCTTCTATTCTATCAAGTTTCTCACCAATCGAAGACAACTTCAACTCAGTGATCTCTTCTCTGGCAGCTATCTTGTCGTCTACAATGTCAGCTACCTCGGCAGAGGTCACACTTGGACCGCTGATATGACCAGATACCGTACCGACACCACCAGCTAAAAGAGCGAAAATGACGCTTGTGGGTATTGATATAGAACTGCCCTTTGCGGCAGATACAACTTCGGTTACGGCTTCGGTCGGCATTAATCGATCACGTCAATCGCAAGTTGCATAACAATCTGCATCGCACGCTTGGTGTATCCGCGAAGCTCCCGCTTTGTCATCGGCTTCTTGCGCTTCTTAGAAGCAATCAAGTCCTCGGCAAGCTCAAACAGTGCTTTTGCGAGGTCTGCAACCTCAGTTTTCTTGAGTCCCATCTTATTCTTCCCCTTCGGGCAGGCACTTCTTACGCCTGCCTGGTAACTTGTTTATAATAGCAGTTGCGAGTTGCAAGAAGATTAAAAATAACTTCATTACTATACTTCTATAAGCGTATAAGTGAACCTATGCCAGCCTCGCTCAGATACCTGCTTTCTGCATAAGTCCATAAAGCTCTGAAAATCCGATGAGTTAGCAAAAACCTGGCAGGCGGCGGACCACTTATCCACAGATGTTGAATGTCCACCCGCTTTGTGGATATTTATACCGTATGTACCCCTATAAGTAACCGTGGTATCTGGATCGACAACGGCGTTCCTGTTTATATCCCGATACACGTCCACGTTTTTACACTGGACCAGCGCCTCGTACTGGCCCCTGTGCATCCCTATTCTAAACGCAGACCTGTACTGCCCAGGCTTGAGGACTGCCGTACCAGCAACGTTCATCGGGTTCTCAAGGTAGTATCGGCCTGGGTCCGTGGTCGCGGCCCACGTCCGAGTCAGCCAGCCATCAGCGTCCTTGTAGGCTACGCAGAGCCTATCATCGAAAGTGTTGGGCACAGAGTCCTTAGACCGGATACCGATGATGTTCAGGTTGTACAGCCCATCCTCAAACACAGCGTAGCCAAGCTCCTTGACGCGCTCAAGGATGACGGGAATCATTGAACCCGCTGAGCCTCAATCCACTTAATGAGTACCTTCGCTTGCGTACCACTGGCGACCGCCTCCGCCCACTTGCTCGCGGCCAGTCGAAGCTCGACGTTGATTGTCTCCACCTCGTCGGTGCCTGGCTCAGACGCCGAACCGCCCGAAACAAAGCAAACTGTGATCGGGTCGTTTTGAATGTCGTCTTGCGTCATGGCGTCCAGTCCAGGGTTCCGCCGGTCACGGCATAAAAAATACGGAATCTGAGGGTTCTAACTGTGCCCCAGGTTTGAGTCCGTCCACATGTGGCGAACCCGTAGACCGGCCCCGATCCGGGTAGCTTGTATGTCCCGAGCGGGTAGTTACCCATCCCCGTATCACCGACCGGGCCGGTGGGGCTGGCCGGATCAAATCGATACGACAAAAGGCGATGCTGTCCGCCGTGATTAGCGTGACGCGGGCCATGTACGAATGTGCCGGCGGTGCTCCATGTCTGATTGACATTCCCTTGGTTGTCGTAGCTATTCTTTTTGAACCTGTAGATGGTTTGATAGTTACTACTGGACGACGAAGTCCACCAGGAAGCTATGCCAATCGACGACGCCGAATCCAGCCCGGTGGTCACGCCCGACAAGCCAAAGCCAAAGTACGCGTTGCTCTGTTTATGGGTCGCACCACCTACGCTTTCAATCAGAACGTCAACGCTAAACGGTTTGTCCCATGTCAGCGCGTCACCGTTCGCGTCCAGCAACGGCCGCGTATAGATCGCCCCGTTATCTGGTTTTTTGCTCTCCGTGGTCCCGAGCGTACCGGACCCAAGCGAAGTCCAAGCCGTATCTGTGGCGTCTTCCGTGATGCTATCGGCTTGACTATGGGGATCATCCGTATAGTCCGCACCAACCAGCAAAAATCGCCGCCAACCCTGCTCTACTGATGCCGCACCGCCTCCACCGCCACCCATGCCGGTGAAGTTTGTGGTTATCCCGTCACCCATGCCTGGTTTAGATAACGCCATGCTTAGCCACCCATCCAAACGTCTACAGCCCAGTTTACCGTCGTTGTGCCAGCAGCAACCACCGGCTTCAGGTAAATGCTGCCCGTATTGTCCGCCTGGTAGTAAATACCCTCCGCTGGAACCTCGTCGTGGTGAACCCCTGCCACCGAAATAGCCAAAACCTGGGAAATGGCGGCGGCAGCAAGCGGCTCCTCGGAAAGAACGGGCGTTGTGTTCGACCCAGACGTTACGTGGAAGCGAACAATGTAACCAGTCGGCGGAACCGACAAAGTTATGACTGTTGCTGCGCTAACATTGGCCTGTGTGCCGGATATGCGCTTGGTACTTCTGCGAACTGTGTTGTGGGGCATGATGTTCTCCTAAAGTAATCCAGATAAAGACTCGGATGGCGAATCCGAATCCTTATCTGGTCGATTACTACCGACTGCGACGGCGGCTTTCTTCGCTTTCAAGGGCGTACCCTTCAACCGCT